ATTTCTGATGTTAAGACAGAAGAATATGACTTGCCCCTTGTCAATGCCAGACATAGTAATAACGGGATTATGTATTATGGCCGTAGCTCTGAATGGGATTACAGTGATATGACTATTGATATTGTTGCAGACGGAGCGGCTTCAACAGGTGATGTATATGCACAGCCACAGGAAACAGGCGTTTTGTATAATGCATATTTGATTAAACCGAAAAAAATAGATGTTTCTGAGGGTAGTCTTTTTTTCCTTGCGACGGTTATACAGCTATGTGTAAAAGATCATTTCGGTTATGACAACAAATGCACATGGGAAAGATTACAACAGGAGTTAGTTAAACTTCCCGCCACAGCAGAAGGCTTACCAGATTTTGATTACATGGACGCCTATATGTCACGTATCTTTGAGGAAGAAGAAGCCGTTGCTGACAAAATCACAGAAGAATAGCGGAGTTCCCCACCTGCCCCGCAAGAGGAAAAAAATTTTCAGAAAATCTTGAAAAATCATTTGACAAATCAAGCTGGAGTGCCTATCTTGTTTTCAAGAGCGAGGGAGAACAAAAAAACCACCCCCCGCAAGGAGACAAAGACTATGGAAACCGCTACCACGTACTACATCAACAAACTCCTCTGGACAGATGTAAAGTCTTGGCGCGTCTGGAATATTGATGGCAAAAAAGCCAAGGCGATAGAGGTGTGCAAAAGGCCTGTTGGGCTTAAGTTCATCCCCGGCGGGTTCTTCGGCCACTTCCCCAATTGCGGCGAGGCCTACGCCAACAGCAACGACATTTACGAAGAGGGCAAACCTTTCGATATTGAGGAAAGGAACGGTGTCTGGGGGTACTGGTACCACGACGGAACCCTGACCAAAACAGGCCGATACAGAAAGCATTTTGAGAAAATGGGCAAGCTGGAAACGAAATGCCGCTACTACCGCGACGAAAACTTCTAGCAAACAGGGCCCCGAAAGGGGCCCCTATCCACACCCTACTACAAAAAAGGAGAAAACCATGACTACCATCCTGATCGCTGACGACCCCCGATACGGCGACACCACCGCATTCACCGGCTGGGACGCCATTCGTCGCTCATTCCGCATCATGTGGGGCATGAGCGACGACGAACTTGACGCCCTGAGAGATGAGCCTGAGTCAGAGTCCCACATCTATGAGGCCGAGCACGTGTCTGCTGATATATACGAGACCACGCCCGGCACCCGCTACCACGTCGGGGAGTTCTCCGAGGACGGCATGGCAGAGGCCAGCGAGAGCGAGGACTAGACGAACGACAGGGGGCCCCTCTACGGGGCCCCACAAAAGGAGAAAACCATGACCAGATCTAAGAATATCGCCGAAGAACTCAAGTCCGCAGCCGCCGCGGAAGAGTTCACCATGCCCGAAACCCTCGAGGAATGCGCCACCGCGCGGGAAGACACCGTCAAGAACATCCTAAGGAAGATTCGCGAAGGCGCGGACCCACTGCCTTTCGCGAGGTTTTTTGACGTCCTCTACACGGACGAGGACGTCACCAGCTTCACCGACGCCTTCGATGAGGCGGCTCCCGAGGGCTACATCCAGAGCTCTGATCTGGACTCGGGCACGCCATGGTGTATGCCATGGCTCTGGGATAGTGAGCCCATGACCGCCAGTGATGGCGATACGCCGAAGAGCCTTGCTCGCCGGTACGTGACGGATCATACCGAGGCCATTGAGCAGACCTTCCGCGACTGGAAGGAAGAAATGTGTGCCCGGATCTCTCAGGAGATCTGGGAAGCCTACCACGGGGGCAGAGAAGTACCCTGTGAGTATATCCACCAGGCGAGACTTTTTGATCAGTGCTTCGAGGCGCTCGATGCCCTGGATAAGGACGACGAGGCGGACAAGGTAGTCGACCGCTACGCCGAGGAGATATTCTATGCCAGGGCGTAAATCCTGGGGCGGAGCCAGAGAGGGATCCGGGCGCCGTCCCTCGACATGGTGGCGCCAAATCGGGGCCTGTGTCCCGGCTACCGTCTACTATGAGGTAAAGGCACAGGCTTGTGCCGAAGGGCTGAGTATATCCAACTTTCTAAACCGGTTCTTCTTCAATACGCCAATCAAGACGGAAGACCCGGAAATTCTGCGCCTGCTTGACCTGATCGAAGCCTTAAACGGGCAACCTGACAGGCAGGAAAGTCTTGTTGACGACTTCCACGCCGCCGAAACGGAAGAAGAACGGCAGGAAGTCTTAACAAAGTACCGGGCTGAAGTTGACAAACAGGCCGGGAAGTGAAATTTTCTCTCCCGGTAGTGGTTCATAGTCTGGGTCGTGCGTGTGGTGCGCACGGCCCTCTTTTTTTATGCCCGCCAGAGATCCATGGGAACTGCCGAACAAAAAGCCGAAGGCGTGCGCCTTCTTTATCCTGACGTCTGCCGGTTGCCCGTCAATCCTATCAGGATCGCAAACCGCCTCGGCATTGAAGTCCGGAAAGATTGCTCCAGTGAGAATCCGGACGTTCGATATTCCTCACAAGAGAACGCTATCTTCCTGAACACCGATAGGAACCTCCTGCGCCGCCGCTTTAACGTCTGTCTGGGGATCGGGTACGCTCTGGGCCTGATACAAGAGGCTGAAGCAAGCCGGTTCGCCGCTTCATTGCTCATGCCTCCGCAAGCCGTCCGTATATGCGTTGAGCGCGGGTATAGCATTGATAGAATGTGCGCTCTGTTCGGTGTTTCCAGCAAAGCCCTTGCCCTGAGACTGAGACAGCTCGGGCTGATAGGCCGCACCATGTCAAACTAGGTAACGAACTAGCCAATTACCTAGTTGCTACCTAGTTACTAGCCAAAAAAAGCCCCGGGATAGACAGTTCACCCGGGGTTTCTCTTTGTTCAGTGGCAGACTAGTCGCACTCAGAGAGGGGCCAGCCCCCTCTGATTTTATGTTGAAAAAAAACAGCTTCCCACATAAAGAGAAAGGAATAATCAGATCCAGGCTACCAGAGCACACGGACTCTCTCACCTGAAAAAGAGTATGTTTTATGAAAGCTCCATATAATGTCTTAGATGTGGCACACTATATCGTCAAATATAGTAATGAACATGGTTATGAGATTTCAAACTTAAAGCTTCAAAAGCTATTATATTTTGTTCAGGCTTTGTTCCTAGTTATGTCAAACGGAAAAATACCTTGTTTCAAAGAAGAAATTGAAGCATGGCCTTTTGGCCCTGTAGTCCCAGAGGTATACGATGAATATAAGATTTATGGTTCATTGGAGATTCCTTATTCAAAAACAAAAAATGTATTAAATAAATCTCTTGAATTAGAAAAGTACGTATATGATGAGAATATCATATCAGAAGATGACAAGTCGAATATTAATGAAGTAATAGAACATTTTAAAAATAAATCTGCTTATGCATTAGCAAATTTAACGCATAATCAAGACCCGTGGAAAAATGCATTTATTCCTTACTGTAGTCAAACAATACCCCGCGAATCTATAACCAAGTTTTTCTCAAATGGAAAATAAATGCGGTGATTATTATTATAGGAATTGCAGCGCTTTGTGCAAATATTCTAATGTGAGAAGCATAAAAAAGACCATTTTAACCGTGTGGTTAAAATGGTCTTTCTGTTTTATCTGGCTTTTCCGCCTATGCCGTGCTTCACTCTGTCGTGCTCTTCCGCGCGCTTAGCGTCGTTGAAGCGGTCAAGTGTGCCGACAAGATACACATGTCGTGGACTGTTACTTGCCCCGTAGGGCCTCCGGCGTTCAGTCTCTGCATTCCGATACGATACCGCCCATCCGCGGATATAAGCGCGGCGCTTTTTCAGCCTCGCCCTGTACTGCTCTGCCTTCCCCCCAAGCCGTGCCGCCAGAAGACGGGAAGCGGCGCAAAGGCTGGAAGCTGACATGGTTTCTCCGTTTTTGGTGAGCGTTACGCCCACGCTGATACGGGCATTCCATGCCTGACAGTTGGCTACGCACCTGCTGATGGTCGCCGCGCTCAAAGTGCGGTTCTTCATCTGCTGGGAATGGTTCACGTAGCGCAAATTGCTGAAGTGGTTGTTGCGCGGGTTGCGGTCGATGTGGTCGACTTCCAGACCCGCCGGGCATGGCCCAAGCCAGCATTCAGCCACCAGTCTGTGGATCATGTGCCTGCGGACTTTCCTCTCCCCATTCAGAAGGGCGTATGTCCACGCGGCATAGTAGCCGGGCTGTGAGTGGTGCGTATCGAGCCTGATCGCTATCTGCTTTTTGCTCTTCACGTTGCGCAAGACGCGCCCGTCTTCGCTGATCTCGTACAGGTACTTTAAGGATGGTATTTTCCGAAACTCAAGGTTTGATTCGTTCATCTCTTGATCCCCATGCTGGAATTATTTGATTTCCGGCCCATTTTTGGGCACCACCAGCATGAAGCCGGGAATATCCCGGACAGCCGGATGTTTTCAGGCTTGCCTGTCAGCAACCTGTGATTCTTCTGATACGTTCGAACTTCACGCCTTCGCCAACGAAACGTGTGTTAATCGGCATGCTAATACTTTTCATTTTTTTCAGCTCCATGATCAAACAGATTGATTTTTTCAATCTTGCCCCGCACCTCAAGAATATCAAGATACTTCCGCATTATATCTGCCTGCATTTTCAGGAGACACAAAGGGCAATTAGGTGTGAACGTGAGTGTACCAGATTCGTATCCGGCTATCATAGCTGACAGTCGTTCGTACCGCCCATGCAACTGCTTGTATTCATCAACTACTCTCTGCTTCCAATCTCCCATTATAGGCCTCCTATTTCACTCTCTGCCAAGCGTACACCGACCTGTAAGGCGGCATGTTATTATGAGGCTGATTTCCGCCGGTAGCGTTGGTGTTAGCCGCTAGATAATTTGGCGAGTCATTAGCGCACAAACCATTCTCCCGATGCCCGGAAAAGTTCTTATCATCTGTGCCGGTGTACCGCATCAGTCCGTGTGTATGCGAAGGCATCTCATTAATGACCAGCTTATGCGTCTCTTCACCGCCAGTCGTCCCCGCCGCATGCGTGGGACCTGCGCACCACAGGAAAGTATCCTGTATGGGTTCCCATGTTCCGCCAAAGAGTTCGTGTGGGTCAGTGGGCTTGGTGGAAGTATATATACTCCCAACTGGCCAGCTGAAGAGCCTGATCGATTTAATAAGCAATGCCGTATATTCTTTTAAATTTCTCATGATACCCTTTTCCAGACATTGATCAGTGTGTGAGCCATTATAAAGTCCCCCCGTTCGCTGTATATTCCGCTTCAAGCGCAGCATAAGCGTCATCAATCTGCTTCTGAAAAGCATTATCAGCGGTCTCTCTGGCAAAAGCCTCGTCAGTAACACTCTTCCGAATAGCAGTATCAGCGGCCTTTCTGGCGGATACCTCATCGGTAATACTCTTCTGAATAGCCGTGTCAGCAGTCTCTCTGGAGGAAGCCTCACTGGCTATATTATTCTGAAGAGCCGTATCAGCTGTCTCTCTGGCGGAAGCCTCAGTGGTTATACTGTTTTGAAGGGCAATATCGGCAGATTTTCTGGCAGAAACCTCATCAGTAATACTTATGCGAAGGGCAGTATCAGCAGTCGCTCTGGCGCTCTCCTCAGCGGCAATACGGTTAGTCAGAGAGACAACCATATCCTCACGGGCGAGAGGCACACCACCGGTAACACCATTCTGTACTACAACGGTATATTTCTCTGTATCAACGGTAATCTCCCCAACAGGGCCAGCGTAATCACTGTGCTGTTGTGTCGTACCCCTGTACAGCTGTATAGGCTTCTTCGTATTTCTCATTCTAAAGACCTATAGCGTATAATGGATAGGAGCAGATGAACCCGGCCCCTATCCATTATGTATCTATCCAGCGTTGTAAATAGCTACAGTACCATACCATGTAGTACCATTCGGTGTCATAAAGGTCAGAACGTCCACACCGGAAGCGGTAAGCGCCGGCGCGGCGGCATCTGTCCATTTCACCGAGGCTGGCCACGTAATCGTAGCAGACCCGCCATTAGTGATAATCAGGTTAAACGTAGCCGCACGCCCGGAAGGGGCGTTGATAAAAGTAAACACCGTATCAGCGGAAACGGTCTTGCTGAAAACAACGCCTTTGGAAAGGTCAATCTCCGAAGTCGTTAAATCCGCGGAAGTGCCGTAAGGACCCTGAAGGAACGTCTTCACGTCCTCAATGGTCTCATTATTGCGGATATGCACAACAAGGTCATCACTGGCCTTGCTGGCGGCGAGGTCATAAGCGGCCTTGACCGCTTTGGGCGTAGCCGCCGTACCGCCGGTAGCGGCATCAAGCGAACTGTCCACAGCGTCAGAAAGCATATTGTTGCCAGATACAATGTTAGTAGCCGTAGGGTCAGCAAGGGCATTTTTCAGAGCGGCTGTATCAAGCGTCAGGTCAAGACCATCAGCGTCATCAAGAGTCGTGGAAAACTTGCCATCTACTTTAATGTAGGTGTCACCTTTGACAACGTAGGTCTTCTTAACAGCCCCATCAACAGCAGTCTTAACCGCTTTGGGCGTAGCCGCCGTACCGCCCGTAGCGGCATCAAGGGAACTGTCCACAGCGTCCGAGAGTTTCAGATTTCCCGCTACTGCGTCAGTACCGGAAGGGTCTGCAAGCAGATTCTTAAGCGCCGCTGTATCCAAAGACAGGGCAAGAGTCTTACTGCCAATAGTTGTACTCCTGCTCCCATTAGCAAGCACATATCCATCACCGGTGACAGTATGGTCTTCCTTCACAAGAGGATACCCACCGGCCTTCACCCCGTCATGCACAACGAGCGTGTTTTTCGTTGTATCGACAGTGCACTCACCCGCGGGCCCTTTATAACCTGAATGCTGGGCTGTCGTGCCTCTGTAGAACTGAATAGGCTGTTTAGTGTTTCTGGACATCAGTAACCACCCTCCTTAATCCATCGTACCAAAATCATAGGGGAAATAAGCCTTTCCGTCTACACCATTGGCAAGAGCATTCCCTGCCTGCGTGGAAACATTGAACGCGTCAACCGAAAGATAAATATCCCCGGAACTATCAGTCTTGATAGTATTATCCGACAGCGTGGAAACCAGCGAGGCAGTGTCAACCGCCAGAGCGCCATCAGAATAGGTCAGACCACCCTTATCCTTGATACGGGTAGAAACAGTCGTCCCGCTGACAGTGATACCATTGCCGCCAGTATAATTAACACGAAGGGCGTCAACGTTAACATACGTATCCTTCGTGGAGCCATCACTGAGCGTAAAGGTGAATTTCAGGTAGGTTCCTTCCGCCTGACCTTCAGGGTTAGTGACAAGCTGAGCATCCTTCAGAATGGCGCCTTCACCAGACGGAATAGCCACGGACGTAACAACCTGATTGTTGTGGCCAACGACAGTAAGCGTTCCGGTAGCTTCATTGAAGGAAAGCGTGAAACCAGAAGCAAGTTTGCCGGAGTCGTTAACGTAGAGGATTTTGTCCGTGGGGGAAACAAGGTCAGAAGCAGAGTTCTTAGCCACGTACAGACCGCCGTCAAACGCGGCCTGAAGAGCGTTGTTCGGAACCTGACTGATAAGGTCAGACGGGCAAAGAGACAGCTTGTTGTCAATATTGACCCTGAGAAGGTTACACTTCTCAGAAGAAACAAGCCCCTCAGCAGTCACCTTAAGAGCACCGGACTTATCCTGTACAAGAAGGTTGTCAGCGTCATTAGACCTGATAGCCCCCGCAGTAACAATGAGTTTGCCGGAACTGTCCTTGTCAATGAGGTTCAGACTGTCAGTAGAGCGAAGCGAATCAGCGGAAGCGTAAGCTCCACCGTCAGAACCAGCCGTAATCAGGTTCCCGCTGTCTGCGGAAACAACCCTGATAAAGGAGTTCACATAATCGCGAAGAACGCTCTTATCGAGAGAAATCTTTCCTTTGTCAGTAACGTCAAGAAGGTTGTCTCTGGAATCGTCCGTAAGGTTACTGCCGCTGGTGTACAGCCCACTGTCGGAACCGAGGACAATGGCATTGTTGGCATCCTTGGAGAGAAGCGCCGCGGCCAGACCAAGATGCAGAAGGTCTTCCTTCGTCAGGATTACCTTATCATCAACAGGGGAAATATGGAGAATATTCGTGTCCGCGTTGGAGAGAACATCATTACCGCCAGTGTAAAAGCCCCCATCGGAACCTTTACGCGTGTAGTTCCCCTTATCCGCTGAAACCGTGGCTTCCTTCGGAAGCGTTACAGCCAGCTTACCATCCGAACCAACGTCCAGACCGTTGCCTTCGTCAGACGAAACAAGCAGAGGGGCAACGCCGCTGGAAGCCACATCACCAGCTGTAAGCGTGACTTTGCCCTCACTGTTCGTGTGCAGAATGTTAGTATCGCTGGTAGAGAGAATATTTCTGCCACTGACGTAATACTTACCATCACTGCCATAAGTGAGATAGTTGCCAGTCTCAGCGGAAACACCAACACGCGTTACGGCAAGTTTGCCGTCAGAACCCGTATGCAGTACATTATCTTTCTCAGAAGAGATAAATTTTGCCAGTACACTGCCGTCTACAAGGTCACTGGCAGTCAGGATAACCCTGCCATCTGAAGAGGCATGAAGCAGGTTCGTATCCAGATTGGACAGAACATCACTGGCACCGACAAAGAAATTGCCGTCATTCCCGTATCTGAGATAGTTGAAACGGTCTTTGGAAACCTCAGGAATGACCGGGATGTCTACAAACAGCCCGCCGTCAGAAGCAATCTTAATAGCATTGTTACTGGCGGGGGACTTAATATCATTTACCGATACGCCAAGACCATCATCACTGGTCTTAAGAACGTTGCCTTCTGCCTTGGAAACCGGCACAGACGCAGGAGTAAGCTGGTCTCCCTCCTGCGCGGGCTTATGGGTTTTCTCGTCATAGAGAAAAACCGGATTGAAATAACTCATGAACTCTCCTAACGCATAAAGTATTGTGCTGTAAGCGTAAGAACCGCCCCAACAACCGTACAGATAATCCCCATAACCCAGCGTCCGACACGAAGAGATGTTACTACTTCAGTACGCCACAACTCTATATCGGAAACCCTTGATTCCAATGAGCTGTAACTGCGGACACTTTGGGACAGGACATCATCCAGCTTGTGTGTGAACACAACTATCTGCTCCTGCATTCTCCCAAGAGCGTCGGCTAAAGCCTCCCTGCTCCTCACATCATCATCCCGCATCTGACGCAGAAAGCTCAGGGCGGCTTTCAGTTCGCCCAACTGCTCTAACACGCGACTTTCGTTACTTTCTTCCTGCATTGCGGGCCTGACCAAAGTTACAGGCTACCCAGCTGAGCACACTGTAAAGCGCCTTATAAACCTTCGAAGAGTCCTCTTTGGGCGCCGGGATAACAGTGGCAATAGCAGAGAAAACACCAATCACAGCAAACAGCAGGCTGACATATTTGTCAGAACTGTTAGCGTTAAGATAAGCAAGTAATGTATCAAACATTATTTAAAATCCTTCCGTTCCAATAGAGTATATGTAAACACCGGCCCATACAGAACAGCGGAATTTTCACATATCTGCATGAAATCGTTAAAATCTTTCTCAACGGCAAAGACCTGACACCCCGCACTCCAGCGGTCTACCTGTACTGACTTTCTCCCGGCTTTGTGAATGTTGATACCAAACATACCCGTCTCGGTTCTGCCAGTATCAATCTTATGGTCTTTGTTGTTATCGCGGTAAACAGTAACAGGCTTGTACTGCACAAGAGCCTTGTACTGGCCCTTGTGCCGTCCTATCGTGAACGCCCCCCTGTACTGACCGGGTACAAGCACAGCCGTACCTTTGTCATTACAGGGATGCTCAGCGTAATAACGCCCCGGGTCTGTCGTTATACGCCAGTACCTCGTGACCCATCCGTATACATTCCTATATATACAACACAGCGTATCATCAAAGGCATTCGTAAGAAGCTGGTCATTGCGTATGCCTATGATGTTGAGATTGTTGCGCCCCTTATCGAAAAAGGCGTAACCCTTTTCCCTCATCACCCTTACTATATCTTCTCTGTCTGGAATAAACATAATCCCCCCGTGTAATAGCTACATATCATAAGACGTAACTGCCTGCAATTTCGCTTGACAAGCCTTAAATATTTACCTTATAGTTGCCCCAGATAACCATAGCACAGTCTTGCGACCCTCCACCACCTAGAAGCCCCCGTGGAATGTTACTTCCACGGGGGCTTCACCTTATTCTCTCGTAATGTCAAAACTGTATGCCAGAATGCCGTCATCATCCTTATAGTCAACTGCTTTCACACTATACCCGGCGTTGCGGAAAAGCTCCTGCGATACAGGAGCCTTCGCGTAATCCCCCACAACAATAACACGGGTAATCCCTGACTCAATCAGCAGTCCGGTACAGGACGGACAGGGGAACACTGTTACGAACGCTGTACACCCTGCCACACTCAGCCCTGTCATCGCGGCGTGCGCTACCGCGTCTGCTTCCGCATGCAGGGCATGACACAGGTCCAGCCTGTCACCGGAAGCGTACTTCTCCCGCGGACAGACTGGACACGCATCCCCGGGGTAGGGATTATGATTATACCCGCAGGAGATAATCATCCCATCCGGATGGGCGATAACGCATCCTACCCGGCGCCTGCGACAGTTTGAGTTAAGCGCGATATAGTTAAGAACCCTCAGCGGGTGCTTCATGCTCTCCGGAAGCGGCATATTCATAACCCCCCAGCTCTCCAAATATAGCGGCGTAGTCCTTACTGCGGAGCAGGTCACAATACCTGTCTATGTCCCGAAGAACATGGTCAACGCCAAACTCATGAGCAACATCGAATATTACAGCCTGCTCCTGCCAGCTCATGCGGGTGAACGTCTTATAATCCTGCAAGTCGTTCCACCCCGGGGCAAGAACAGTACAGCAGTACTCCTCAACCATGATACGGGTCAGCAGAAACGCCTGTTCCGGAGTAACCGAGAAAGGCCTGTTCCTGAGCCAGCACATAGCATCCCCGCCCACATGAGCGGTGTAACGTGACAGCTTCCGCAGAAGGTCTTCGGGTACACCAAGCCTCTTAAGCTCAATGGCCCTGTACGCTCCAAGGTCAAACCCGGCTCCAATCCGTATGCCTTTCTCCGGGTCTATGGGAGTAACGTCAGCAACACTTGTCGTGCCGTAATAAATGACCCGCTTATGACTGCCGTCATTCATGTAGCAGGGGATGTAGCCCCGCAGGGAATACCCGCAGAGCTCCCCCCTGCCAGCAAGATGACGGGCTATCTTATCTGTCTCGACCGCCACGCCCGTCTCCTTCAACCCCATGCCGCACCCTGTCTCTCTCCTCCGCGCGCTTGGCATCATTCCACGTGCTGAGGTCTCCGGTCAGGTAGCCCGTCACACGCCTGATACGCTCGAAATGAATGCCGTCACCAATCATGCCTGAATCTCTGGTTTCTTCCATAATAACCTCCTAAAGGGTGTTCTTCTTAATCTGGCGGAGCTTCTCTTCACTTACAGCCTCGCCGTCATGACGTCCGCACAAGGGGCAGGTGTCGCCAATCACTCCTGTATATCCGCATACAGGGTCACGGTCTACAGGATGGTTAACAGCTCCGTATCCAATACCGGAGTCATGCATACACTTTACCACGCTCATAACAGCCTCCGGATTCTTCGCCGTATCGCCGTCAAGCTCAACGTAAGTGATATGCCCGCCGTTCTCAAGCTCATGGAAAGGAGCCTCGAGCTTAATCTTCCTGTACGCTGAGATGTGGAAATTCACGGGAATGTGGTGGCTGTTCGTGTAATATTCCTTATCCGTCACGCCGGGGATAAGTCCGAACTCTTTCCTGTCCGCTCTGAGGAACGCTCCGGCTGTGCTCTCCGCGGGAGACCCGATAAGCGAGAAATTAAGGTCGTACTTCTCGCACGCCAAATCGGCCCTCAGACGCAGGTGTCTAACAATATCAAGCCCGAGCTGTTCCGCTTCATCGGTCTCTCCATGATGATGCCCCGTGAGAGCGACAAGCGCCTCAGCAAGGCCAACGAAGCCAATACCCAGCGTGCCATGCCTGATGGCTTTCTCTATCCTGTCATCCGGGTCAAGGTCTTTACTGTCCTCATAAAGCCCCTGTCCCATAAGGAACGGCAGGTTCTTCACTCTCAGATTCGCCTGAATCCTGTAACGGGAAACAAGCTGACTGACTACTGTGTCAACAACCGAGTCAAGCGCAGCCATGAAAGCTTTGCTACCCTTCCCCCTGTTGACAATCGCAATGTGGGGAAGGTTAATACTCGTAAACGAGAGGTTGCCCCTGCCCGGAGTAATATCCTCCCCAAACCTGTCAGCCATAACTCTCGTCCGGCAGTTGTGGGAGCGGATGCCGGAGACGTCGAAGCGGTCAGACTCCGTCTCGATGTCGTAGCACCAGCCGGACATGCGGTGCTTCGAGATGGACTCCACAGTGCAGAGGTGGAATGGCGTCCTGTCCTGCATAGGCTCGTAATTAACCATGCGGTCGGTCTTCTTTTTGCAGGCCATGTGGCGGAGAAGACCCTGCGTCAGTTCCGGCGTGGAGTTGACATAGACGGCGAAACGGATCGCCCCAGCGTTGACGTTTTTGTAGTGGTTCCTGGCTATCTTCGCCTTGACGCCAAGAGACTGGAAGAGAAGCATCTGCTGAATGGCAAGCTCTTCATTGACCGAGCCGAGATTGAGATACCACGTCTTCTCGTTGTGGATGCGGACGCAGCCGTCGGCGTCCATCATGCCTGCAAGGAAGGCATACTTTGCCTCTTTGGGCCAGCAGAAGACGTCGGACGGAATGCACCTGTCGGCCTTCCTCTCCCCGCCAAAGAGGAAAGAAAGCTTCTTCGCAATGGCTTTGAAGGAGCCGGTGGTGATATGGACGTCCATGTAGCGCCCCTTCGGCCCGCGATCATACTCCTTGACCCTATTTTCCCAGCCATTGTTTTTCGAGACGCGCAGAACCTTGTCGCGCACGTCTGCTTCATCAAGGCCAAGAGACACCACCACAGACGTGGCATAGCACCCGTCGCAGAGAAGCAGGCCGAGAAGCCATGCCATGTCGTGATCGATGCTCTGCGTCACCTCGCTGTACTGCGTCCAGACGCCTTCCACCTGATCTCCTACGGCAAGGTCTCTGACGGCGGTGCGTCCCTTGCCCTCCACGGGGAGCATGTGGTCGGGAGTGAGGACGATGGATCGCCCGTGGTCGAACTTGACGAGACGGGCGTCATCCGGCGCAGGGTTGCGGATAAGCTTCTTCACGCCGACGAAGCCGTTGGCGTTCGAGTCGTAGACCTCGACGCCTTTGCCCTCCACGTTTATCCAATCCGTCTTCATGCATCCACGGACTTCATGGAACATCGCCATCTTGTCAAAGAAGCGTTCGGCGCCCTCCACAAAAAGCCTGCCGCCAACGCGGAAAGTCACGACCTGATTTCCGTCGTAGCATCCCATCGTGGCCACCTCCGTCTCGACATGACCCGGGCGATAATACTGAAGATTGAAAGGAGCGTCCAGAAATTCCCAGTTCGGGAACAGCCGTTTAGCCGATACTTTAACGGACAGCTCAAACAGGTCATGATTCGGGTCGCCGTAGTTGTAGTTGACCCCATCCTTCACCTTGAAGACCTGTACGGGGAAAATAGGAGTTTCCCCATGCCCAAGCCCCGCCTCTGTAGCAAGCAGAATACTCCTGATAATAAGCCTCTGCTCTTTAGTCGTCCCTGTACCATAGTTAATGGATGAGAACGGAACCTGCGCTCCGGCGCGTGAAGCCATGGTATTCAGGTTGTGAAGCAGCGCCTCCATAGCCTGATAGGTCTCATGAGACGTAAGCTTCCACGCCTCAGCCTCCACAGAACCAGTGAAGCCCAGATATTTCAGCATCTCAACATAATGCTTATACGTAGCGTCCACATATGGGGCAAGCGCGTACTCGAAGTCTGGTATGCTCTGCCCGCCAAACATGTCATTCTGGTTCGACTGGAGCACTATACAGGCGAGAGCCGCGGCCGTCCGTATCCCTTTCGGCGGACGCACCGACCCGTGTCCCGTACTGAATCCTCTCGCCAGAACCTCAGACAGCGGTATCTGAAGACAGTTCAGAGACGTCCCATAGAAATCAAGGTCATGAATGTGAATGACCCCAAGCCTGTGAAGGTTCGCCGTGTCTTTAGGGATAATGTCTGGATTATTGAGGAAGTAATACTTGGACGCCTCCGACCCGATGCGGAGCATACGGCCCATCGGAGCCCCGCCGCGGACATTGGCGTTTTCCCTCATAAGGTCAACGCCGGACGGGTCAGCCGAGAGAATGCGCCCAAACTGCCTGTATATCTTCCATTTGCGCTCCCGTACTACTGACCTCTCATTCCTGTACTTCTCATACACTGCCCCAAGCTCCGGGTCATGTCTGGCAAGATAGCACAGAATGGCTGTCTGAATCTCCTCAACAGAGATGTCTTCCACGTCATTATACCCTTTTACAATATCATCAAATACGTCAGCCGCGTATTTGACGGCATTGTTCTCCTTACGGTTCATCGCCCGCTCGGCAGAGTATATGGCGCTGATTATCCTCTCCGGCCTGAAATCATCAAGCCTTCCATCACGTTTAATTACTTTGAGCTTCATATAATCTCCAGAATACAGATATACCACAGACCGCAAATCAGGGCTATTGTCAGCCAGAGTATTATTTTGCCATCCATGTTAAAGAATGATAGTATTAAAATCTCTATAAGTAAAAATATAATGGTGGTAACGAATACCACAGTGAAATCATCAGATGGCAGTTGTGATATACTCTCAGATATTTCCATAGCTACAGTCCTTTCTTCCGTATGATAGAAAGAAGATGAACGTTGCAGTGCCGGCACATCTTCCGGCACAGCGTCTCCCAGCCGCGCTCGGCTTCTGCATCGTCACCATCAACGCTCTCCGGGCCTGACATACCACAGGCGGGACACGCAACGGTTCTGCCGCCGCCATCGGTATCCGCCAGATAAACCCCGGGGCACCCGCAGTACGGACAGGAATGCACGACTAGCCCCAGCCGCTAAAGGCACATATGAGAATAAAGCGGATGTAAAAGAAGCAGAGCCCAAAGAGCCCAAGCTGTCTCAGAGTAAAGAGGAGAATATCAAATATGTCAGACGCGCGCATGGTTCCTGCCCCCATCGGTATCAGCTAAATACACAAGCCCGCACCCGCAATACGGGCAGGAATGTAAAGTCACTGATCCCCTCCTCCGCTGACGACGGCGGATTTTCTCAACCGTTTACAATCGCAAGTAACGTATAGGAAACAAAGAATACAAAAAGGGATAATGCCATGACGAGAATAACCCCGCTTACGAGACTTTCATAGGTCAGGGTTTCCAGCCAAAAGATGACCTTCTCCCTTAACGTCTCCCAGATTGTTGGCCTACTCTGAATCATTCTGCCTCCAGTCTCCCCGGCAGAACCGCCAGACAGTACAAAGCAAATCCAGAGCCTCGTCCATAACGCGCACCTCGCCCTGCATTTTGTTCAGGGCCTGACAGAGTTCGCCGTATTCTTCTCCGACAACACCTACCCCCTGGTAGATACCTTCGGAAAATACGGGATGCTTCCTTTCAGCTTCCGCAAGGCGGTTATTCAGAAGCGCGTAAAGCTCATCATTTCGCAGGCTATTCATCAGTGTCTTCTCCGGTTGAGCACTCGGCACCGCAGGCGGCGTATCCCGCCATATCAACCCATGAATCATCTTTTGCCTTACCGTTCCTGACTCTTGCCACTTTCAGCAGAATCATCATAGCGGCAACATCAGCGGAGTTCAGATTCACTGCGGTATAGTCTGTCCAGAGTCTCGCAATCAGAGCGAAACAATCCTCTGGTTCCCCGTACTGGCTGTTGCGGTCTTTCGTAACAATTTCCTCAGC